CAGTCACACACAGCAGGATCTCTAAATAGATGCGTTCTTGAATAGGGGCGCGATTTTATTTTGACATTGTGATGACCACAATATGTTACTCGGCGTGTGGTACGTTTGGGTTGATCAGGACCCCAGTAACCGTAGTCAATTTCAATGTATGGACGGCCTTCAGCAATGTATTCTTTCAATGGTGACCACCAAGGAGCAAAGTGCGACACAACCAAGCAATGATGATCAGGTACCTGAGCCACACGATCAACGGTGACCATGCCTTTTTTACGCCATGGTTCCAGAGTCCAAGAAAATCCTTGAAAAAGATCCCTGCTCCATGCGTAGTGCATTACCAGCCCATGATCCAGTCATCTTTGACTTGGTCAAGTTTGATCATGCCCCAACTTTTCAGCAGATCTATGGCAGCAAATTGCCCATACTGTGAGCTGTAAGCATCATGAGGTTTTTGTTCAATCACAATCACTGGCCGGCAACGGGCCACAGTGTTTGCAGCACCTTGCAGCACACGATATTCGAACCCTTCGCAGTCTAGCTTGATATAGTCTACGTGTTGGTAATCAAAGCTGTCTAAGGTGCGCACTGTTGTGGTACCTTGTCCCATGCTGTTGGGATCAATGTGAGTGTGTCCAGTGTTGCCTTCGGTGATGTTCATGTTGGCCGTGGTGTTTTCGTTGCCCAAAGCTATACTGTGCAGCAGCAAATTTGATGCAGTGACATTCTTTGTTAGGCATTCATGAAACATTGACACTGGCTCATATGCAATCACCGAGTCAAAATGCTGGACCAAGCTACGAGTCCACAATCCTACATTGGCACCCACGTCCAACGCCACTCTACGATTTTTGCAAAGCTGGATACTGAGATCTCTAACTTTGTGTTGATACTCGGCAGGACCACCTTTGTCTACACTTTTTTTCAACATTTTGGGAAAATGTGATTCAATGTCAGGGAACCACCAACCATAATCCTCACGCATCAACTGACTCCTTTAAAATTTTGTGTGCTGTGCCATTGCGCAGTTCATTGACATGAAACTGACCATAGGCCAAATGACAAGCCCATTGATAAACTTGATCTTGATCTGGTAACCAAGGATTGTCAATGGTAGTTAAATCTCTATTGGCCACTGGATCAGCAGCATTGCAAGGAGCAGTTACATAGGCAGGAACACCAGCCAGCACTGCTTCAGTGGCTGCTATGCTGTTGTAAACTACCACTGCATGAGCTGTACTCAGCAAGTCTACAAATGGCTCAGCTTCTCTATCTTGACGATTCTTGTTGCGATGTCTGATCACCACAGGACGATCAGTGTGCGCTTTGATAGTGGCTAGAGTCTGTTGCAACCAGTCACTGACAGTGGTACCATAGACCACACAGGGTTTTTCTTCTGGCATCACAATGTAGATATTTTGACCGTGTTGTCTGGGTTTGATTTCAATGCCAAATTGACGCCATCTGTCGTCGGGCCGATTCACAATGTCGCCGTGTTGAAAATTGTCAGGAACCACACGATGCCACAATTTCCAACCATTGGGGTTGTTAGGACCAGCGCGGTTGCCAAAGTATCCTGTGTCCATGTAAAAAAAATCTCTTTGATCTTGCCAACAGCGTTTGACAATTTTATGTTTCATTATTCCACGTATGACCAATGGCTGATCACTGTCTTCATAGCGCCATGAGTCTAACTCAGTGGGCCTAACGTTTTCGCCCTGAGCAAACATGTTTACGTATTCGTCAGTGCCATTTTTGCTGAGATAGATCCAGGTCATTGCCAATACTTTTCTCTACGCTGCACAATTAGATCTTTGGCCTTGCTTTTGCCATTTTGTTTGCGTTTGCCTTTGAGATGGTCAATGTATGCACCCCAATCGCAGTTTATCAAAGGATGCCCTTCGCCGTTGATTAGCCCTGCGCTCCAGTTCAATTCTTTCAACGCAAATTTTTGTCTAACACAGTCAAAAACATAGCTGTCATGCCACTCGCTGAGAGTGAAAATTCCATTGTCTGCATCATCATACATGCGCTGGAATTCTGCAAGAAACTTTTGGATTTCAGCTGACTGAAGCTGTAGTCCATACAGACCACATTCACTGAATTTGTTGCTGCGTCCAGCATAACAGATATCTTTGGCAGGCGGAAAGAAAGTTGTCAAGGCCACGTCTGACATAGGGCTGTGACAGACCATGTCTGCATCCATCCAGATCAACCAATCTGCTCCACAGTGTTTGGCTGCATGAAATATTGCATAAACTTTGTGCGCAAATCTCACTGCCTGCCATTTGAATGCTTTGCGTTCACTGCCAGGACCAATGTCACCATTGGCCTTGGGCACATTGCGCCATTTGTTTTTGAAAGCCACTAGTTCACTGCTGGTGCTGTGAAAGTCCAAAACTCTTAAATTGGGTGCAGATTCAGACACCACACAGTCTTCGGCATAGACCCATAGTTCAATATTCTTAGGCCATGTGCTCAAAAAAGTTTTGATCATACGTTGACCATAGGTATTGTACCCTTCGGTGTTGAACGTGGTAACTACAGTGTATTTCATAGGGATATTTAGTGATCAAAACTGTGGCCTATTTTCCTTTGCAAGCAGCATTGAATTCCACAGCAGTGATGGGTGCAGTGCTGGATGCTATGCGTAGGCAAGGAATCAAAACAAAAGAAAACTCTCTCGACTGCGATGCAGTGATCATATGGTCAGTGCTGTGGTACGGTCGTATGTCTGCCAATCAAGCTGTGTACAAGCACTATCGTAGCCAAGGCAAACCAGTGATTGTGATCGAAGTGGGAGCTTTGTATCGTGGCAACACTTGGAAAATTTCAGTAAATCATGTCACAAGAGATGGTTACTATGGTCACACACTCAATCTTGACCCAGACCGCCCCCGACAGCTTAAGATCAGTTTGGCTTATCAGATGCAGTCAAAGCCACACATTGTGATTGCAGCACAACACAAACACAGTCTGCAAGTCAGTGACTTACCCAGTATGGATCAGTGGGTATTGGATACCATTGCACAGGTGCGGCAGCACAGTGATCGGCCAATTCATGTAAGACCTCATCCAAGATCTCGATTGCACTTACCGTCATTGCCTGCAGGTATTACAGTAGAACAACCCAGATTGATCAATGGAACCTATGACAGTTACGATATCCATTTTGATTGCCATGCAGTGATCAACTACAATTCGGGCCCTGGCATTCAAGCTGCCATAGCTGGCAGCAGACCTGTGGTACATACCAGCAGTTTGGCTTATCCAGTTTCGGTAGACATGGCCAACATTGAAAATCCATACGACATTGATCGTGAACAGTGGTTGATTGAAATCTGTCATACTGAATATACACCAGATGAACTAAGAGCAGGCACATGGCTAAAAAGAATAGAGTCAGCATTGATGGTATAGTAGACTGTGCCTGTGTGATACACGGTACTGGGTACAATTGGATCTATGTTGATCATCTGTACAACATGTTGAATCGGTGGTTGCCCGGTGGCGCTAGACTGCATGTTTTTACCGAACAAGAACGACCAGTGCCGCCCCACATGATCAAACATGTGTTGGATGATTGGCCAGGTGTGGCTGGGCCTAAAAAATCTTGGTGGTACAAGTTGCAAATGTTCAATCCAGCACATCATCGAGGCAACTTGTTGTATTTTGACCTAGATTGTGTGATAGTGGCAGATCTATCATGGATCACTGCTCTGGATACAGCATATTTTTGGACTTTGAAAGATTTTAAGTATCTGCAACAACCTGCCTGGAGCCACATGAACAGCAGTGTGATGTGGTGGAACACTGAAAAGTTTGCCTGGGTCTGGGATCAATTCAACCAGCTGGGTAGAGATTCGGTGATTCGCCGCTGGCACGGTGATCAAGACTTTATCAATGCTACCATTGACCATAATAAGAAAAGATATTTTGATGTTCGACGTTTTCATAGTTGGCGTTGGCAAGCCTGGAACGGTGGCATGAACTTTCAAAGTCGAAAACACAACGCACCTGGCCAAGGCACACGCATTGCACCAGATGTGTGTGCTTTGGTTTTTCACGGTCATCCAAAACCTCATCAAATCAATGATCCTGTGATTCAAAATTTTTGGCAATAGACAAAGCCAAATTGATTGACCAATGTGCAGATGGTGTAGTACAATGTTGCGATGCTGTACTTTGCATATGGAATGAATACCAACCGATCTGGTATGACCCAGCGCTGTCCTGGCGCACTGAGTATGGGTGCAGCTCGATTATTAAATCACAGTTTTAGATTTGCCGTGCATGCTGACGTGGTACCCTGTGATGACAGTTGGGTAGACGGTGTGCTGTGGAGTATAGATCAGCATCACCTACACAGTCTTGACCGCCTAGAAGGCTATCCATGGTATTACGACCGCCGAGAACTGGCAGTACAACATCAGGGCCGCACTGTGATGGCTCACTGTTATATCATGCAGCCAGGTGTGGCCAATGCGCAGCCCACGCAACAGTATCTTGACACTGTGGTAGAAGGCTACAGACAACATGGCGTGCCCACTGATCAACTGTACAACTTTTTATATTCGTTGTAAATCTGCCACACGGTTGACTGTTAATTGTGGCGATGCTACAATCACAGCATGAAAGGAAAATTCAATATGAACTTGAAAGTCAAAGCTTTGTTGTTGACCCTGGGTGCCCTGGGTGGCAGTGTAGTGGCAGCCCTAGCCACTGTGGAAATTATAAAGATGATCAGTATTGATCTGCTGCCCTGGATGGGCGTAGGGTTTTTGATGATCATGGCCGTTTATGTTCTTTATAACATGATCTTGGGTCAGCTGCAAGACCAGGCCAAAATCCAGCAAATGATCGAAGAAAAATAACAAAAACAGTGGCAAAAAGCCACACAAAACGGCGGGTTAATTTGGTTGACCATTAATTCGCCATTTGCTATAATAGATGCATAGTAAGAAACAACCGCACACTAAAGGAGCCAACCATGAGTGCAATTCGAGTCATCAACGGTAACTACCGCGGCACCCCTGTCATTGACACTGTGTTTGAACTGGTGTCAGGTTTTCAAACTGGTGCTCGTGGCGGCTATGTCACTGTCAAAAACAACGGCATCTTCCCTAAGTGCCCTGAAACGATCCGAGTGCGAGTTGAAGATATTTCGGATATCGAGTACACTACCCCAATGACACAAGAAAACACTGTGAAATTTGAAAAGCCTGCGGCTGCGGCCGAAACTGATGAGCAGGCCATGGATCGTATCCGTGAGCGTTTTGAAATCCTGCAAGAAATGACCAAGGCCTGTGTCAGTGGTGACATTCGTGCCATGATCGTGTCGGGCCCTCCTGGCGTGGGCAAGAGCTACGGTGTCGAGCAAGAAATTGACAAGGCTTGTTTGTTTGACAAGCTGGCCAACAAACGACTTCGCGCTGAAGTTGTCAAAGGCTCAGCCACTCCCATCGGCCTGTATCAAACTCTGTACAAATACAGTGACTCCAACTGTGTGGTTGTGTTCGACGACTGCGACTCAATCCTGCTGGATGACGTGGCACTGAACCTGCTGAAAGGCGCACTGGACTCAGGCAAGAAGCGCAAAATTTCTTGGTTGAGCGAGAGTTCCACTCTGCGTCGCGAAGGCATCCCAGATCAGTTTGAGTTCAAAGGCTCGGTGATTTTTATCACCAACTTGAAGTTTGACACCATGAAGAGCCAGAAGCTGCGCGATCACTTGGATGCACTGCAAAGCCGCTGCCACTACTTGGATCTGACCTTGGACACCATGCGTGACAAGCTCTTGCGTATTCGTCAGATTGCCAAAGATGGCGTGCTGTTCGCAGACTATGATTTTGAGCCTGCGGTGCAAGACGACATCATTGACTTCATGAATGTCAACAAAGATCGTCTGCGTGAAGTCAGCCTGCGCATGGCACTGAAGATTGCGGATCTGCGCAAACTCAGTGTCTTGAACTGGAAGCGCCTGGCTGAGACTACCTGCATGAAGGCAGCTTAAAATGGAAAAAATTGCAGTAATTGTTGGTGCAGTTGTGTTGGGTCTAGCAACGTTGGTATTGATTAGTTTTTTGCTGAGCTGGCCTGTGTACATGTTGTGGAACGGGTGCTTGGTGGGTGCTGTGGCAGGTGTTAGTGAAGTCACCTGGTTGCAGGCCTGGGGCTTGACAATACTGTGTGGCTTTTTGTTCAAGACCACAGTCAACACAAAAGAATGAGACTTTAAAGTTTTCCTGGGCATTCAAACGGTTGGCTCCGGCCCAGGTTTTACAACAGGCACTTCGGTGTCTGTTTTTTTGACCTTGGTCTGCGGTAAGTATATACTGTTACAATGCTTTGCATCACCCTAGGCCAGCAAGATCCTTTGACCTTAAATTTTCGTGTGCGTGATACACCAGTGGCCGACCTATGGTCACAGCGCATGAAAGAAAGGTTGCTTTGGCCCATGGATCACCCCGACAGATTTTACGGTTTTGGCACTGCACGAACCGAGCGAGAACGAGCTGTGGCTGACATCCAACGCTGTATTGCCACAATCAATCTCTGGGACCCAATCATACACAGGCCATTTGAGTACACACAAGATTGTTTAAATTACCTACACAATATCTTTGAACGGTATCACGGACTATTAGACCAACAAAATTCTGATTATTGGTTTGATGCTCCACAGTCGGTGCGTCAGGCCCTGGCCGAACTGAATTTGGCCGTGCACCGATGCGAAAGCGTGGCCGCAGGCAATAGACCAAGAGTTGTTTGCACTTGGTTTGGCATGCCCAAGGTGCACAAGTTAAGTTCAGAATTACAGGCAGTCTATGGTGAGTCTATCATAAAGTTTGGCACTGTTTATTTGAACTATTGTGAAATAGGCAAAACAGCAGAAGATCTAGCCCACGACAATGATAAGTACATTGCCAATGATGCCTTCCGGCCTTTCAGTCACTACAGTGCTGACTTCAATGTACAATTTTACGATAGAAATTTGAGCGAAATTTATGGCTCGGTGCAACGCTACATTGATCAACATCAAGACTTTTTTGTTGCACATGACATCAAAGGTGTGTATAATATCAAGGCACAGCCCTTGCGATTTCCAGTTGCTGATCTAGAGTACAGTGGCAATCGAGAAGAATTATTATTTCAGATTGCTCGGCGTCAATGGGTCCAACAAGTAACCTTACAATGAAACAAGCCACAATTGTCATACGTGATGAAGTCAACATCAAGATAGAAGGTCTGGATCTTGACATGCGCCGCAGACTGGTCACGGCGTTCAAATATGACGTGCCATATGCTCGCTACTTGCCAGCTGTGAGGCTGGGCCGTTGGGATGGCAAGGTCAGTTACTTTCAACTGGGTGGATCTACATACACCAACCTGCTGCCTGAAATATTGCCCTTGCTGGAGCAATACAACTGGGACGTTGAACTAGACGATCAACGTGATTACTCGGTGACATTTGCGTTTGAACCTGTGACTGAGCAACGTTGGGCAGACCGTGCGTGGCCTGCTGGCCATCCTGCCGCTGGTGAGCCCATTATGCTGCGGGACTATCAGGTAGAAATTGTCAACAACTTCTTGCAGAATCCTCAGTGCATACAAGAAGTGGCCACAGGTGCAGGTAAGACCATAATGACTGCTACCATGAGTGCCTGTGTAGAGCCGTATGGCAGATCAATTGTGATTGTACCCAACAAGAGTCTGGTGACACAGACAGAAAAAGACTATCGCAATGTGGGGCTGGATGTGGGCGTTTACTTTGGTGACCGCAAAGAACACGGACATCAGCACACCATCTGCACCTGGCAAAGTCTAAATGTTCTGTTGAAAAACACCAAGTCAGGTGTAGGCGACTGCACCATACAAGACTTCATTGAAGGTGTGGTGTGTGTAATCGTAGACGAGGTGCACATGGCCAAGGCTGATGCACTGAAAACCTTGCTCACAGGTGTCATGGCCAGAGTGCCAATTCGCTGGGGTTTGACCGGCACCATACCCAAAGAAAAATTTGAAAGCCAGTCCTTGCTGGTTAGTTTGGGTCCTGTGATTGGCAAGTTGAGTGCCAACGAACTGCAACAGCAAGGAGTGTTAGCTCAGTGCCATGTGAACATTGTGCAACTACAGGATCATGTTGAATACGCCAACTATCAGAGTGAGCTTAAATATCTGCTGGAAGAGTCAGGGCGTCTAGATGCCATGGCCGAGCTCATAGAGCATGTGAATCAAACTGGCAATACCTTGGTGCTGGTGGATCGTGTGGCAGCAGGCACAGCACTGGTGTCACGACTAGGCGACCGTGCTGTGTTTGTATCCGGCGCAACCAAGGCCAAAGATAGACAGGACGAATATGATGAGGTGGCAGAGGCAACAGATAAAATCATTGTGGCCACATATGGCGTGGCCGCAGTGGGTATCAACATCCCCCGTATTTTCAATCTTGTGCTTGTTGAACCCGGCAAGAGTTTTGTGCGAGTCATACAAAGCATTGGGCGGGGAATCCGCAAAGCCGAAGACAAAGACCACGTGCAAATCTGGGACATAACCAGTACCTGCAAATTTGCTCGAAGGCATTTGACCAAACGCAAGGCCTACTATCGTGAGGCCAACTATCCTTTTAGTCAGGAAAAATTAGAATGGATGATTCAAAAATAAAAATTGCTGTGTGTGGCGATAGTTTCTGTGCAGCCAGCAATGTCGATCTGGCCAAAACTGGTACAGGTCCTCGAGCTCACTTCAGTCACATACTGGAAGATCAGTATGGATACGAAGTGTTACATTTGGCGCACGGTGGTTTCAGCAACACTGGTATATTTTTTCAAATTCAACATGCAGTGCAATCCAACGTTGATGCAGTGGTCTACAACAAAACTTGGGCCAATAGAGTTGAAATCGTGCTCAGAGATAATCGTTTTCGTCCTGAAGCAGGCCTTAAAAATTTTGTTTACTTTGACTCAGGCATGCCATCAACTGGACAACCTTTTGTTGGTGACAAAAACTCGCCAATTTTTTCCACGGTCTGGCAAGGCCTGGAAGAAAATACCCTGTTGAAACACAGAGAAGAACAGTTGTTGGCCGTGAATTTATATCTCAAACATCTGTTCGATTACAATTTACAAAACACTATCGACACATGGTTATTTGAATACTGGTATCGGATCATGTTAGATAACCAAATATTGCCGCTGTGTTTTAACGATGCAGATGTAGGCAAAGTGGCTTATGACTTTTCAGGAAAAGATCGCAACTATGACACACCGTTTCACACTGATCGAGCCACTCAAGAAACTGTGGCCGCCAACATACATGTCAAAATTCAAAAACATCTTGACAGTTTGAAATAAAACATCTATACTTGCACTATGAGAATATTGACATTAGACAACACTCACTATGATCTAGATCATTTGCCTGAAGAAATCGACGATCTACGATTTGCCATACTAGACAACAGCAATCCAGCAGATCCAGATTATCATTTTATTCCTTTGATTTTTTTAGAAAGCTTTAACGCACCTGCCCTGGTACTGCGAATAGGCACCACTACCATAAAAATGCCCATGGATTGGCAAGTGCTGATTGGCGAACCCGACGTTGGTGACTTAGAAGTGTTGCCCTTGACATCCATCAATGATCGTGGATTTCGAGTTTTTCAATTCAATCCATTGACCAGTTATCGCCCCAGCTTTCCTGACATTGAAATTTTAGATGTGTATCATGAAGTATCTTGGTATGCGCCCAAGCTGAAAAATGGGCAGATGCTGGCTGTGCCCATCAACAATGATTCAGAACCTGACTGTGTGTATTTTGTCAAAGATGTCAGTCGCAACTGTGAGATTGTCAACTACAATAAAGCCTGGTAATGTACACTGAACCACAAGTTTTTGAAATGATCAATCGACTGGTGCGCATCTACCTAGAAAGCTACCCTGATGATCTGGATGGACTGGAAAGATTTCTGCGTTGGGCCCACAGTCAGTATGGATATAGCTATGGGCAGTCTTAAACCAGGTGCCACATACATTTACGAACGTGCCAATGGTCGTATCTATGCCAGAGAGTTTGGATCCACACAGCGACAAATTGTGGGATATGACAGTCAAGTGCAAGAGACCAGAGAGCGCAGATACTACATGAATCATATCAACCATGTGCTGTCGATGTGCGAATCAGATCCGGCCATGCGAGAGTTGCTGGAACAACTGTTTGTGCTGTATAATCTAAAGAAAACTCATGAGTGATCAACTGAACATTGGGAACGAAATGCGTATGTTTGATCGCAAGGTCAGAACATTCTACGACGATCTTACCGAAGAAGAACGCAAAAAATTCAGCCCCTATCTTATGATACGGTGGGGCTCGTCAGTGGAAGGCAGTCAAGATTTGCAAGAGTTTTATGTGATTGCCACCAACGAGCGATTGAACAAACACTTCTTTGATATCAACACTGCTCGACACAAAAAACTACAGTGGTTGCTGGCAACCACGGTGAGCCCGAATATGGGCACTCACCGCCATACTTGGATTGCCACAAAGAAAAAAGAAAATGGGTCGGGTGAAAAACGCAAAGCACTGCAACAACTGTTCCCTCATTACAAAGATGATGAAATTGATGTCATGATGAACATTGTGACTCAAAAAGAAATCAATGAGTATAGAAAAAATCTTGGCGAAGATGTCAAATGAACCATCAGTGTCAGTACTGCAAAAAAACATTCGTCAAAGAAACGTCAATTGCAGTTCACATGTGCGAGCCCAAACGTCGACGGCAAGAGCGCAGTGAACGCGGTGTAGAACTGGGATTTAGGGCTTACATTAGATTCTATGAGATTACTCAAGGGTCGGCTCGACTCAAAACATTTGACGACTTTGCTGACTCTGCATACTATCGTGCATTTGTGAAATTTGGAAGATACTGTGTGGATACCAGGGTGATCAATCCACAACAGTTTCTTGAATGGTTGTTGAAACACAACAAAAAAATTGATCATTGGGCGTCAGATCAAATCTACACTGAATATCTGCTGACCTACTTGCCCATGGAAAATGTAGCTGACGCCTTGGCACGTGGCGTAGAATTCAGCATGGACTGGGCGGAAAAACACAGTGCTCAATCACATGATTGTTTGAGATATGGCAGTGTTCCTGCACTGTGCTATGCTATCACAGCAGGCCGCATCTCGCCCTGGATCATTTATAACTGTGAATCGGGACAGCAATTTTTAAACTCATTGACATCTGACCAAGTTGCAATGATTTGGTCTTACATAGACAGTGATGTGTGGCAAAAGAAGTTTGCAGACTATCCTGCAGATCAAGCCTACGCACAGGAAATTTTGACCAAGGCAGGTTGGTAACATGATGACCATTGCACTGTTGACGCTGGTGTTTTTGAACATCAAGCATTGGTATGTGGATTTTGTAGATCAAGATCCGCAAGAGATTGCTCACAAAGGCCAGTATGGACATTGGTTGGGCATCCGACACAGTGTCAAACATGGCATTGGCACAGCCGTGGCTGTGGCTCTGACCTTGGGCCCAGACATGTGGTTGGTCAGTGTGATGTTGGGCATGTTTGAAAGTGTAATTCACTGTCACATTGACTGGGCCAAAATGAACTGGGGACAGCGTGATACCCGCCATCCCAGTTTCTGGGCACATCTAGGTCTGGACCAGATGGCACATCATTTGACTTACGTGGGCATCGTTGCTATAATTGTGCTATGATCAAATCTATTTTGCAATCAGGAAGGTATCTCACAGTGACTGGCAACGGTACCTATCCTTACATCAGCAGTTACGGCAACAGTCTGGGCACAGGCAACATGCGATTCAACACTCAAACTCAAAACGTCGAAGTCTATGATGGTAATCAATGGATCACGTGTTCCAACGGTTCTGTG